ATTAACCTTTCTGTTGGTTCTGCGGGGGTTACTAGCGGCGGTGTGCAACTTTGGGCTGGCCCGTCTCAAGAACACTACATTCAATGGGGTGATTCAACTACAGGCCCAGCAAATTATGCTGGGGCTATTAGCTATGCTCATGCCAGCGATGCCATGAAGTTTTTTACTGTCTCGACAGAGCGCATGCGTATCGACTCCAGCGGTAACTTGCTGGTGGGGACTACGAGTGCAGACCAAGCTAATACCAGATTCCAAGTAAACGGGGGTAATGCTGGAACGCAAATGTTTATATTTAAAAACACGCTTACTAGCGGTTCTGCGTTTGTATTACAAGCCACCCTTTCTTATTCTCCAAACGATGCCACTTCACGATTTATGACTTGTGGAGATACCACAACTGACCGGATTTTATTGCGGTCAAATGGGGGTATTGCAAATTACAGCGCAAACAATGCCAATTTATCTGATGCGCGCACCAAAACAAATATTGAAAACGCTGGTAACTACCTTACAAAAATCTGTGCTATTCCTGTTCGCACATTCAAATACAAAGACCAGACCGACGACTTGTTGAACTTGGGCGTGATTGCCCAAGAAGTTGAAGCTGTTGCTCCTGAGTTAATTGACGATTCTGGTTTTGGAGAAACACCTGATGATGGAATTCCATTAAAGGCAATCTACCAAACTGACTTGCAATATGCCCTGATGAAGTGCATCCAAGAACAACAAGCCCTCATCACAGCCCTGACAACCCGCATCACCGCACTTGAAGGAGCAGCATAATGTCACTTTTAGCCGTTCAAGGGGGTGCTACCGGCACTGGTACGGTCACCCTGTTAGCCCCTGTCACAAACACAAACAGGACGCTGACACTACCTGACCAGACAGCAACATTAATTACAGACTCAGCGGCCATTCTAAACATCGGCTCTGGTCAGGTGTACAAGGATGCCAGCGGCAATGTGGGGATTGGTACAACTACGCCAACAAGAAAGCTAACTATCGCTGGCACAGGTGCATTTTCGTCAACAGCAGCGCCGTCAATTAGGCTTGACGATACAGCATCAAGCCGTCTTGCACTTATTGACTTTGACAGCAGCCAGAATTTGAATGTATGGGCGGGTACTGATACAGGCGCAATTCGGTTTATAACAAACACTGGCGCTGGCACAGAACGCGCCCGTATCGACTCCAGCGGCAACTTTCAAATGAACTCAGGTTACGGCTCAGTAGCCACTGCCTTTGGTTGCCGNGCATGGGTGGACTTTAATGGTCAAGGTACTGTGGCGATTCGGGGAAGTGGGAATGTGTCGAGTATTACTGACAATACCACGGGCAGTTACACAGTAAACTTTACGACTGCTATGCCTGATGTAAATTTTGCTGTTACTGGTACAGCAGGGTCAAAAGATAATGACGGTACTGATAATGGCGTTGTTTGTCTCTTTAATCGAAGCACTTCTTCTGCCTCTATTTTTACACGAAATGTTCAGTCCTCTGGTGGCACAACAGACTATGACGCTGTTAATGTGGCTATTTTCCGCTGAAAGAACACCATGACTCAAAGAATCATCTACAAAACACCAGACGGCGGCGTGGCAGTTATTGTCCCCGCAGACACCATTGAAGCCTGCATGAAAGACATCCCAGAGGGCGCTGAATACGCCATCGTGGATACAGCAGACATTCCAGAAGATCGTACATTCAGAGGAGCGTGGACATGGGCATCGTAATCGACTTAACTAAAGCCAAGGCCATCACGCATGATGCGCGTAGGGTTGCCCGTGCTGCTGAGTTTGCACCGCTGGATGTGAAGGCCACTATCCCATCTGAAGCAGTGGCTGCTGAAGCTGCCCGTGCTGTTATTCGCACCAAGTACGCTGACATGCAGACCGTTGTTGACGCTGCAGCTGATGTAGCCGCGTTGAAGACAATTATGGAGCAACTAGCATGACCGTATCAATCAGCGGAACAGATGGCGTCACCTTCAACGACAACAGCGTACAGGACACCGCTGCCACGGGCTTCGGCTTCAAGAACCGGCTCATAAATTCGGCGATGGTGATTGACCAGAGGAACGCTGGGGCGAGTGTTACTGCAACAACGGCTTTTCCGTACACAGTAGACCGTTGGCAGTGCGGCGGAAGTGTTAATAGCAAATTTACTGTGCAGCAAAGCACAACAGCCCCTACGGGATTTATAAACTCTGCACTAATTACTTCCTCATCTGCGTATACCGTAGGTGCTGGTGAATATTTTTTATTCCAACAGCCAATTGAAGGTTTGAACGTAGCTGATTTGGGATGGGGTGCAGCAGGGGCTGCAACAGTTACCTTGTCTTTTTGGGTACGCTCAAGTCTTACAGGGACTTTTGGCGGCGCAGTTAACAATTCTGCCAACGACAGATCGTATCCGTTCACATATACAATTTCGGTTGCAAANACNTATGANTACAAGACTGTAACTATNGCNGGNGATACAAGTGGTACATGGCTTAAAACCAATGGAATCGGGTTGCAGATTCGTTTCAGCCTAGGGACTGGAACTACATACTCAGGAACTGCTGGAGCATGGGCCGGTACTTTTTACGCGTCAGCTACAGGCGCAACATCAGTAGTCGGCACAAACGGCGCAACTTGGTTCATCACAGGCGTACAGCTTGAAAAAGGCAGCACAGCCACATCGTTTGACTATCGGCCTTTTGGGACGGAGTTTAGTTTGTGTCAAAGGTATTTTCAAAAGACAGATCGAATTATGGGATACCTCATAAACAGTACGACAACATCACGCAGAACATATGTTCCAAGAACTGTAACAATGAGAGCAACGCCAACTGAAACAGGCACTCAAGGTGGTGGTGGAACTGTGGCCTTCTTTGGAACGGCTTTAAATACAGGTATTGATGTTGATGGTGCTACAGCGGCATCTGAATCTAACTTCACAAATTACACAGCAAGTGCGGAGTTATAAATGTACAAACTATTTTATCGATACGGAACTACCGAATTGGCAGACAGAGTTATCCGTTTGTCAGACACCGCCTTTATCCCCTTTGACCCAGCCAACACCGACTACCAGCAATACCTTGCATGGCTGGCAGAGGGCAACACGCCAGAGGCCGCAGCATGAACCAGATAGACGCTACAGACGCCAAGCTAGCCACGCACGAAGAGATTTGCGCGATCAGGTACGAGGCAATCCAAAAGAGCTTTGAGTCAGGCAGCAAGCGCATGAGCCGCATTGAATACATCCTTTACGCGCTGATTGCGGTGACGCTGCTCGGGCCAGGCTTTGCGGCTGAACTGATCAAGAAAATACTCATGTAATCATGGACGCGCTGCCGCCACCACCGCCAGTGGCGCAAGCACCGGCCCCAGTTTATGAATGCGTCAGGTGGTCATGGTCTTCTGATAGGCTTCAGGTCTGGTGCTTAAAGTGGCGGGAAAAAAGCAAACCTGAACCTAAAAAGGTAGCGGAAAGTGATTGATCCATTCACAGCGCTAGCAGCAATTACAACAGCGGTTAAGCTGGTAAAGGCTGCTGCACAGACCGTAAAAGACGTAGAAAGTCTTGGGCCTGTACTTGGACGCTTTTTCAGCGCTAAAGCAGATGCCATTAAGGTTGTTCAGCAGTCTAAGACCAAGGGCTTTAAAGGATCTGCAATGGGTAAAGCCATTGAGCTGGAGCTTGCCATCGAACAGGCCAGAGCGTTTGAAGAAGAAATCAAGATGCTTTTCTTCCAAAGCAACAAAATGGATGTATGGTCAAAGATAATTGCCCGAGCAAATAGCATAGACAAAGAAGCCGCCCACGATGCACGGCGGGAGCGCGAGGCGGCAGAGAGACAAAAGAAAGAAATGGATGAGCTAATCACGCTTGTTCTCATGGTCTTAGTGCTTGGCGCTCTTATGGGCTTTTTAGGCTGGCTGATCTTTGAGGTGATAAAAACATGTGGCGGTAAATGCTAAAAAGGCTAACTAATGAACCCAGAACTACAAAAATACTACGAAGACCGGTTTGACCTGTTCTCCCGCCAAGGCTGGGCTGACCTGATGGAGGATGTTGACAACATGCTCATTCAGCTAAACAATGTCTCTACAATTGTGGACGAAAAAAGACTACAATTTCGCAAAGGCGAGATTTCTATTCTGATTTGGCTACAAACGCTTAAAAGCGTTAGCGAAAAAGCATACGAGGACTTGAATGAAAAGAATGTATGAATTTGTCTGCGATTGTGGACAACGCACAGAGGCGCTGGAAGTTTATGAGACTACCAGTGTGCTGTGTGGATGCGGGGGGTTCGCCTCCCGTGTCATAAGCGCTCCGTCGTTTAACTTGGAGGGGTGGTCTGGGACGTTTCCATCAGAGCATGGAAGGTTCGAGAGAAAGCACCGTGAAAAGTTAAGCGCAGAGCGTAAAGCCAACTCATAAGCGCAAGCCGAGTTGAATTATCCTAGAACCTTTTTGGCAGGAAAAAATTATGTTGATTGACGAAGAACAAGAGCCGCTAGGTGAACTCGAAATCGAGGAAAAAAAATCTACTGAACTTCCTGACAAGTACAGGGCTAAAAGTTTGGAAGAAGTTGTACGGATGCACCAAGAAGCTGAAAAGCTAATTGGCAAGCAAGCCCAAGAAGTGGGCGAAGTACGAAAACTCGCTGATGAATTACTAAAGCAGAACCTCAGTTCTAAGCAGCAACAAGTAGAGGTTGAACCGGAAGTTGACTTTTTTGAAAACCCTCAAAAAGCAGTCCAAGGCCAGATTGATAAACATCCAGATGTTCTCGCAGCCCGACAAGCGGGTCAAGATTTCAAAAAGATGCAGATTCAGCAAAGGCTCAATGCAGAGCATCCTGACTACTCTCAAGTGGTCAACGATACTGGGTTTCAGGAGTGGGTGAAGTCTTCACCTATTCGTTTGGGACTCTATGCAAGAGCAGATGGTGATTTTGATTTTGATTCGGCAAATGAATTGTTGTCCACTTACAAAGAATTGCGTGGCATCAAGGCCAAGGAATCGGGGCAAGCAGAGACTGCTGCACGAACCAAGACCATGAAAGCNGCGCAAGTTGATGTTGGTGGCTCTGGCGAGAGTTCAAAACGAGTCTACAGACGGGCCGACCTTATTCGTCTCAAAATGACTGACCCTTCGCGTTACGAATCGCTGAATGATGAAATACTCGCAGCCTACGCCGAGGGTCGTGTTCGATAATTTAACTGGAGAATTAACATGGCATATCCTACCCCAGCGGTAACAGTAACCACCGCAGCAACGTTCATCCCCGAAATTTGGAGTGATGAAATCATCGCCGCTTACAAGAAAAATCTTGTTCTGGCTAACATCGTTATGAAAATGAACTTTAAAGGCAAGAAGGGCGATGCGGTTCACATCCCTGCACCTACCCGTGGTTCAGCTTCAGCGAAAGCAGCATCTACTGCCGTCACTCTGATTGCAGATACTGAAACAGAGATTAAAGTGGACATTAACAAGCACTTTGAATATTCACGTTTCATTGAGGACATCGTTGAAGCACAAGCCCTGAA